ATGAAGCGTGTCAATCAAATGGGCTATCTGCCCGAAGAACGTTGTGTTTCCTACTGTTTCGGTCTTGCTGCCAGCATCGACACGTTCCTCATCGAGCTGACACACTGAAAAGCCGAAATATCCATCATAGAGAAACAGACTTCCAAGGCATCTTTGACTTCTTCAAAAGTGCCGTTCTCCAATTCTTTGACCAAACTATCATTCCCGCAGATGAAGCATGAAATACCTTTCAGCATATCTTCAGTAGCTTCAGGAAGCTCTTTAATAGCCTCCATTACATTATCTCCAGTCATGCCGATATTGGAAAAATGATGAATGACACGACAGATAATTTTAATTGTAGGAGGTTTAATGGTATAAACCATCCCTCCTATCTCCACATTCATGAAATCCAGCCCTAATAGGGCATCAGAAACCGTTTTTGCTGCTTGATTATTCATAACATTAAATTAAAAAGGCGGTGAGCAACCACCCACCGCCATCTGAAAACAATCCTTTTACTGAAAAATTATCAACCTTCCGGCACTACAACTTCCGATTCGTCAAACCACTTTTCGGAAGCCAATCCATCTACACCTGTGGAAAGGGGAACGGCCGAAACAGCCAATCCGACAGCCTTATCGGTATTAGAGCCACGGGCATTGATAGTCGCTTTCGGAAACACAACATAAACTCCGTCTTTGGTTTTACCAATCACACATTTATGAATAGGCTTATACTTGCCTCTTTCCCAATTCTTTTCTGTGGCTTTACCACCTTGTAAATCAGCCTTTGTAGCATAATCATACTCACCAATGGTGAAGTTGATTTTCACCTCACCCGGTTCAGACGTTTCCCGGTAGTACTCACCAGTCAAAGCGTTTTTGTAACGAGTTACACTTGCCTCTGCTTCTTCGTATTGATACGTGTCACCATGCACATTCTTGACCCGCTTCGTTGCTGCGTTTTTCAAGATGGTGGCTACTTCTGCGCCTGTTAATCCGGCAGCTGGAGTAGTAACCGTTTTAATCGGTTCTGTATAATACAGTTCGTCAATTTCTACTGCTGTAATCATATCATTTTACATTTAATACATTAAACAAAATTCTCACATTCACATAATGACACTTCAAAGCTGTGTCCGCTTCTGTACCGATAGAATCAATAGAGTAACGATATGTCATACCATCATAGGTGCTTACTACATCATCAAACAGCTTGCCAGCCTTTCTTTCAAGTTCGTTAAGCCGGATTGTGTTCGCTTCATTCTCGCTTAAATTGGGTACACATAGATTCACTTCTGCGAAAGATTTCTTCCAATAAGTTCCCGGCTGTTGTTTCTTCGTGTGGATGACAATCCTTTCGGACTTCAATTCACCCGTCAGCGTTTCTCCTGCTGGTACTATGTCTATTCCGAAAATCTTGCAGTCCCGGTAGAGGATGTTTCCTATGTCGGTGGTTACTATCATCGTTCAAATCTATCTTTCAATCTTTTTTCTGTCCTTATCGCTGCACTTCCTGCAACTTCAAATCCTTTGGATTCCACGAATGAAGCATAATCAGCTTCGTTTTTCAGAATTAAGCCATCTTTATTAACCTCATAATCATTCGATTCTCTCAAATGTTTTATGTGGTCTTGATAGTTTCCGGTAGCTTTTGCATCTTCAACAAATGCCTCTCCCTCTTCTTTCATGCCAGCAACGACTTCGCTTGTTCCGTCCTCAAAGAACTGGTCAACATCCGAAAAGTCTGCATCTATTCCAACCATATTGCTCTGTAGGAAAAATAGTTTGTTTCCAAAGGGCTTTTAGCAACTCCTTCACCTCTTATGCTTCCATCGGCATTCAAACAACGAACCTCTGCACCTGCTTCAACCTTTGACGGCTTGTCAAAGACTACCTTGTACTTGAAATCATACAAAGCACCATTGATAGATACTTTCTTTTCCGCACTCACATCATCACAACGGCATCTGCATATATCCTGCCAGCTTTCACCACCGGTACCGGGAATAGGTCTTCCGAACTCATCCTTATCCATCGGGGTGATAACCTTAACCTGCAATATGTGGGGAGCGAATATCATAAGAAAGTCACTTTAGGTTTGTTACCCAGTTCGTCTTTCAAACCGTACTGTTTACACAGAAATGAATAGTAATCCTTAATGCCTTGAATGTTCCAAGACATGGAGAACCCACTTTCACTGATAGAGGTTGCACGAAGTAAAAGAGAGGGGATGAACTTCGCAATTGCCACCGACACCCGCGTTTGGCAATCCTCGTTCATCTCATCCTCTCCGCTTATCTTCGAGGTAAGACACATATCCAAAAGGTCAGCCTCCGACAAGTTAATGCCGAATGACTGGAACTTTTGGTTTATGTAGCCGTTTACCGTCATCTTAGTATGGTGTAATCAATTTACTGTATGCTGTGTAACTATAATGCGTCCAATATTTCGAATTATAGATATACCGGAATGGACTATTAGGAACTACATTCTGTTTCCCCCGTATGGCTGTATTCATTGTCACTACACCCATAGCCGGACTATCCATGTCTGAAATTACAAACTGCGGTACTGTCAGTACAAAATAGTTTGCCGGAGCTACATCGTAAGAAACACACTGAATATCGGGTAGTCCGACATCAACCGCAGGAGTTACGTATTCGCATTTGGAAAGTTCACTAACATTCGATGCCTGTACGCCTAAGGAAACCAAAGACATCATCAAAAAGCCACACATGGCAAAAATAAAATTCTTCATTTCTTTTCTAATTTATAAGTTAATACAACGGAAGGGTAGAAAATACTACCCTATCCTTTTATCCGATACCTAACGCTTCTTTCAGTTTGGCGAGTCCTTCTTCATCCAAAGCGGTGACATTCGCAATAAGAGTTTCCTCTTTCATGTTCATGGTCGCTTTTTCACCGACAGTCTTTAAAGCGTCAACCAAAGCCCTTTTCTCGAACTCTTGTTCAAAGAGGGAGATTTTAGCATCTTCTTTCGGTGCTTTAACTTCAATGACTTCGGCAAGCCCACGATTCACCAAGTCCTCTACACGAGATTCGTCCTCAAATTCGATTACTCCACCGGGGTTATACAATTGCCCGGTGAATTTATCTCTGAAAATACTTGTTACTACTACTTTCATAATCTCCTCCTTATCCCTCCGGGACAGCGTTCATGGTTGATAAATCGAAGTTCACAATCTTGTTCGGAGCGGTGAACTCTGGAATCCATTCGGCAGTATATTCCATGTATCTACCCTCTTCATCACGATAGTTGCAAACCGACATCTGACCTTCAGCAGTATTATAAGAACGTCCCGGAACAGGGTCGGTCATTACATACGGCTTGTGATGGCGCATCTTCATCACCTTGTCACTCTGCAATAAAGTGATTCGGTCATCAGCATAAAGCTGAACGTTCTCGCCATTTTGATTCTCTACGTAATCTTCCTTGATTTCAATCGGAGGAAGACCAATGCCTGTGAATACGCTTGATGCCATCTGTGAGGTAATCAAACCTCCACTCACGTAGAATTGGTTATTGCCAAGAATCATCTTGAATGTTTCGCCAAATTCAGCACAACCAACAATATCCTTGTTGAACGTACTGCGTGACATAATCATCTTGGAGAACACACCGTATTTGGCTTTCAGCTTCTCGATTTCCTGTTGCAAGAAAGAGATGAATTTCGCTTTCGCTGCTGCATCCGGAGTGATAAACTTGAAAGGAAGGTCAATGTCAAGTAACTTAATGTTCTCCTTGTTGTCTGCAAGGTGAACTTGCGTTTTACCTGTCATCAGCAATTCGGGAACGATGATATCCATCCTCTTATGCGGAGCAAGAAGGATCTGACGATAGTCATCAACGATGAAGTCGATAATCTCCTGTAAGATTGCACTCTGTCCAGCCGTATTGGCTGCATTGAATTTGTCAATGATATCCTGTAACTGTGACAGACGGTCAATATCCATCTGATAACGGTCGCCTAAATAAGCGATTTCGGTATATCCGCTACCGAGTGAACGTCTTTCACGAATGGGTTTCTGGTCATTCTTACCAAGAATAGAGCCAGCGACTACGCCCGTAACCGTGCCCAAATAGGTCTTGAAAACCCGCTGTTTTGTTTCCAAGAACTCACCGTACTGTTTCCAGTAGATTGTATCCAATCGCAATTGGAGCACACGGTCAATCACCGCTTTTACGATGTTGGGGTCTGTAAATAAAGTTTGTATGGTCAAATTCATATCTAAACTTTTAATGATTAATACTCAAACTGGAAACGGTCGGTCAATCCTTTCTTATCCAAGTCATGGATAGGAAGAATCAACTTCGGTTCTTTCACCTCGTAAGCCTGCATAAGAAGCGTACAAAGAACTGCGCCATCGCTTTCAACTTTCTTCGTGTCAAAAAGAACGAAGTTCGCTGTGTTCTTCTTTGCTTTCCCATCTACGGCTACTGACTCAAAAAGGACTGCATCCTTTGCGATATCCGCACCGAAATCCGCACCGATGGTAAGAACGTCATAGTTCTTGTTATCCGTTGCAATAGCGGTTACTTTTGCGCCATTCTCGCCATCTCCGATAAACATACCTACATACGCTAAAGACTTCTTAGCGATATTGATAGTAGTTGCACCTGCCGTATAAGCGTCAACGACCTTTATGTTGCGAACGGGAACGAGTGTCCGTTTCTTCAAGTCCGCTTGTACGGGAGTGAATACAGGCAAGAAAGAACCCACCACGAGGTTGGTGATATCCAACTTCCACGGTCCGCTCTTCCTTACTCCGCTTTCGACACGGTAAAACTCCTGCGGTTCGTACTGCGGAGTCAAATCATAATGTGTACCTGCTGCCATAATTAATTTTTGTTTTGTTCAACAATAGTTTTTGTTCCCTCTGCAATCATGCTTGCGATAGATTCAGTTTCTTTCTGCATCTTCGCTTCTGCTGACTCAGGAGGAGTTACTCCGTTAAAGCCGATATTGGCAAATTCCTGTTTCGCGTCCTTGAAGTAAGTGTCTAAGTCCGCATCATCGGGAATTGAATAACGCTTTGCGAATGTTTCGGGAATACCATACTCCTTTGCCTTTGCCATAATCTGCTCCTGCCGGGTTGCTTGCGACTTTTCCGTTTCAAACTGAGCGAGCTTGTCAGAAAGCGGTTTAACGGCTGCACTCACTGCATTGGCAATGATGGTAGCCATATCATCCGGCTTGTCTTCCGCTTTGGTGGTTGTGGTAGTAGTGGTAGTCTCGACTGGCTTACCGTCTTTAAGGTTATGCTTCTTCTCGTAGTTCTGAACTGACTTGAAAGAAGCATCCCCGGCACGGAAATCACCATAATTTGTTAGCACGTCCGAAAAGCTAATTCCCTCCACAATGGTAGGTACTTGGCCTGCGTCCGTTACACCCTCTGCCTTTTTAGTGGCAATTCGGGCAAGAATAGCAGCATCCACCCCAGAAAACTTGGTTTGAAGGCCTGCTAAGATTTGTTCTAAGATTGTCATACCGTATGAATTTGATTTATAAATTTCTACGGTAAATTTCGGCATTAATAAGCTATGTGAGAAATTATCAGATAGGTGATACACGACAATGAAACGATTGTCGTAAAATGGTATAAAAAAGGCGTGAAACCGAATGAATCACGCCTAAATATTCTTCTTATGAACTAATCAGAAACCCAACATCGCGGCTGGAGGTATATTCAACACTCGACATAGCAACCTCGCAATTTTGAGGGTCGGTTCCGAACGTCCAGAAATATAGTCATTCACACGCGATGGACTTATTCCAATCTCACCAGCAAGTTGCTTTTGACTCATCCCTTTCTCTTCAAGAGATAGCTCTATCAATTCCGCAACAGTCGGTTTTTCTATCGGATAATGTTCTTTTTCGTATGCTA